TTTCCACCCTCTTGCTGAACAACCTGAATTCTTTTCCCTTCGTATGGGTCTGCCGTAACCACATACATTGGACTGACGGTTGCTTTTGTAATTTCTTTTGCGACAGATGGGACGATTACATCGTAAAACTCACGCATACCAGCGCCACCCATCGCAAGGTTGTCGCCACGGATTGTCTTTATGTCCTTGAGATCTGGCTCCACCGCTGGATCGAACTCTTGATCGCCAACATCATTCTCCATAAGTGTAAGAATGTCTTTGCCGAATGTCGCAGAGATTTCTTTCTTTGACATATCGGCGTTTTTGATGTTTGCCCCACCAAGAGAAATGGTGTTAACGTAAAAGCCCTTTTCTGTTGGTTGATATGTTATCTCCCGGACGAATTCGCTCAGCCTGTACCTTTGATTCTGTTGGTCTCCGCTAGTCCAAGCAACGCGATCAATGCCTTTGGTTTGAGCATAAGCAATAGCCCTCTTGAGAAGCAAGGAGACCCATGACTTTGTATCTTTAACGAATGGCGCTCGTGGGACTGCGCCGCTTCCTTCAGACTCGATGAACCTTTCAACCTCTTCGCGGCTTGGGAAGCCATCTTCAATCTCACCATTTGCTCGAACAATTTCCCACCCGCCATCAGTGGCTTGTCGTATCTGCTGATTAGGAACATCAAATCCTTGCTCCCGACCTTCTTGCGCTCTTTGGCTCTGGATCTCCTCCAAGAACAAAACATCGTTACCGTCCGCATCCTTACGCACATTTGTTCTCAGCCACCCAATGTGCTTACCATAGGCAACGTCACCAAAGTGAACGCTATCTTGATCTTTATATGGCTGGATGCTTGGATCTGTCAATATGATTTCTGCATAGTCCCTGCCATAGGGCAATGTCAGGCGCTCAGTGTTGTGCCTTGCCTTCAGCCTATCTTTCGACCTAGCAAGAGATCTCTCATAGCCTCTAATGTGCTCACGGTTAAACCTTACCAGTGATGAATTGTCTTTTATCCACTGCTTGGCTTCATCGCCAGTTAAGCTGTCTACATCTATAAACCATTGTGGATTTTCATCCTCATACTGCTCATCAACCACGCCAATGTAGTCGTAGTTTCTTTCAATTTCATCCCTGACAAACTCCCTGTAGTCGTCTTCGGTCGGATCTTTGTATTCAGGCAAAGGAACAGATGGGTTGTCAGTCAATATGATGTCGTTGAGTTTGACCTTGTTGCCTGCAATCCAGTTAAGAACGGACTGCTTCTCGACCTTGCCTTCTTGCAGGTCAAGCCACTCATTGATACCAGTCCACTCGATCTCAGCCTTCCTGATTCCAAGCTTTTCCTTATTCGAGTTGAGCCATGACTTCCATTGCTGGGCAGGCATAGATGTTTGCTTGACAGATTCAAAGCCACGCTCCATCGCAGAGTAGAAGGTCTCGCCTTCTGGCTTGCGGCTGAACATGGGTGAAGGACGCTCTTGTTCCGCCTGCACTGGAGCAGGCTCTGCGACTGGTTGAGCTTCTGGTTGAGCTGGTGCTGCTGGCTGCTTCTGTTCAAAGTCTGCCAGAACGCTGACGATTGCTTGGCGTGCAGCAGCGACATCTGTCAACAGATTTTTGGAGTCCAGAGTCTGCTTGCTGCGGATCTTGTTCATTACTGAATCAAGGAAGTCCACAACAATTCTTGCGAGCTGTGTGAACATGCTTGGATTCTCATCGGCCATCATCTGCCAGAAGGAGGATTCACCGAATCTGTCTCCAACGATGTCGCCAATAGCTTCTTCCAGAATCAATGCTGGGTCTTTCATGCCCTCTTTGCTGAGCTGCGCTCGATAGGCATTCATGCCGCCCTGATCCAGATAGGGAGTCAGATGTTTTGTGAGCGCAGTATAAATTTCTTTATGGCTGAACCGCAAAGCATGAACCATCTCGTGGCCCAATACCCGAATGTGTGGTTGAGTGCTATTTACATTGACGAAGATTGTGTCTGACCCACTGAGGACAGCGCCGTCTATGAGGTCAACACTTCCCTTCTCCACTGCAAAATATACGAGCTTCTTTCCGAACAGATCGGCAATGCGTTGCATGGCAGGGAGGCCGGGAACCTTTCCAGCAAGATTGCCGAGAGGTACTCGCGTTGCGGTAAACGTCCCGCCTTCTCCTCCTTGTCTTGCAAGGTATCCTCTGACATCTTTGTTGAGGTCGTCAACGGTTTTGAGGTTGCCATATGCAAAATCCCTTCCTGTTGTAGCTGCCTGCGGAGTTCTGCTTAGGCTGTACTTTGCGCCAGCCCCTGCCCCAATATTGCTTTCAACAATCTTTTTCATGCTGTTGATTGCGCCCATAAGGTCGCCGTCATCAACCATCTTGTTCAGCTTAACAACGTCCTCAAAGTCAAGTCCGCCGTCTTCGTCTGCTCTGTTAATGCGCTCCTTAACACGAGCCTGCATTACAGGGTCAACTGCTGGTTTTACTTCTTGCGGTTGAGTCCCGCCTTCGACAGGCTGATCGCCACGGCCTGTTTCACCGCCGCCTGTTTGCTCTTCGGCCTTGACTCCCCGATCTTCCCCGACCGCTGAAACTTGTTCACCAGCTCCTTGACGTTGCTGCTTACCACCTTTTGTGACTTGCCTTGTTTGAGTGGCATCTGCTTCTCCTTGTTTTGATTTGTAGTCATTGACCAATCTATCAAACGCATCACCGGCCTGCTGAAGAACGAGCTGGTCTGTCTCTCCGCTGTCAGTGAGGGTATCAATCGTGTTTTGTCGGTATGCGTCCAGAGCCTCATCTAGTGAGGCGTACTCCCCAACTTGGTCAATTGCTGTATCAAAATTTGTTTTGGCGACACCAGCAAATTCGGCTCTTTGTGGTTGAACCGGAGCACCCGCCTCGACAGCAGGGGTTGTGACAGCAGGGGCTACTGCGGCAGGAGCTTTTGCCGCCTTCCCCTTCTTGCCCTTTACCGCCTTCGGCGCGATGACTGCTGGCGCTGCTGCTGTGACAGTTGGAACTGCTGGAGCGGTAGGGATAACGGCTGGCGTTACTACTGGAGCGGCAGGAGTCACTACCGGAGCAGCAGCGGTTGTTACCGGAGCAGATGGTGTTACTACCGGAGCTGCCGCAGGAGTTACCTCTGCTGGCTTCTTACGAGTCTCCACAAAATAGAACGTGCCGCCGCCTTCGGCTTTGGAGCGTTTACCCTGACGGATTCGCGCCTCAAGTCCCTGTCCGACCAAGTTTGTTTGGGCGTAGCCTCCGCTGCGCTGTCCTGTCTTTGCGTCTTTCGGGCCGAACAGAAAAGTCTCGGCAGCCTGGGGTGATGGGAATCTGTTCCCGACTGGGCCTTTGTCTGTTGTGATGCCGATCAATGGCTCGAAGCCTTGCTGTCTGGCAACCAAGTCTTCAGGCGACAGAGCAACCGTACCAGCCTGACCGCCTGCTGTCTCTGGCAGGATCACTGGTTGAGCTTCACCTTCGAGGGTGCGGGTCTCAAGATTGGGAGTTACGCTGGCTCGCTGGATGACAGGCTCGATTGCGCCTGTAGACCCACCGACTGCGGTAGATGCTGTCTCGCCAAATGCGGCAAGGACATCAGCCTCACGCTGCTTTCTGGTTTCAGCTCTGGCTTCAGGAGTTGGAGCCTCAAGGTCAACCAACATGCGCTGGGTAGCCAGTGCCTTGGTGACTACATTCTGGAATCTTGGATCGTCGCCAGACTCAATACCGTTGGCCTGAAGAATCGGGCCAAGATTGGGGTCGTCGAACATGGAGTCGAACAGTTCCTGACGACCATCATCGGAGGTCATATCAGCCTGAGCCTGCTCCAGAATCTGTCGAACTCTGTCGGGGGATGTCTTGCCTCCACGGAAAGCGCCGACCGCAGCACCAATAGTGCCGCCGCCTAAACCACCCAACGCAAAGGCATTGATGTACTCGTTCATGGCATCTTCGCCAGTGAGATCTTTGCCTGCGCCGAAACGCTCAATGGCTGTCTGGAATAGTTCTTGACCACCCTCAATACCAACACCAGCCGCACCGCCAATCAGCGCACGACCGGGGCGACCAGCGCCGGGGATATTGATCTTGCCAGCCGCAACGCCCAAGCCAAGACGATCAACCGCCGCCTCAGACAGACCGGCAACAACGCCAGATCCAAAGATTCGAGCCAAGTCACCGCCAGTCAGTTCGCGGCCTTCTTTCCCTGCCTGCTCTTCTGCCTCGCCATAAATGCCGCCAGTTGACTTGATGATGCCGGAGCCAACCAGAGCAGTACCAGAGCCAATGTTCTTGGCGACAGTCTTTGTAGCCTGCTTGAGCATCTGCTCCGTTGCAAACTCAGCGCCTTCTTTTTCAGCCAGCTTAGCGGCTTCCTTGGCGACCATGCCTTCGATCAGATTCTTGGCAACACCTTGAACGGCCTGCTTTCCAACAGCACCAGCACCAGCACCAGCCAAAGCACCGGCAGGGCCAGCAGTAAGTCCACCGATGGCAGATCCGAGGGCGGATGTGGCGACCGTCTCGACGATGCTGCCGCCAAGATAACCAACGCCATACTGCGCCCAATCAACCAAAGCACCAAGATCGCCCTGCTTAGCCTTGTCCCAAGCCTTGGTCACATCGTCTGTGTCCTTGGCTGTTGCGCCGATCTCTTTCATTCGGCTGCCGTACTCTCTCAGGCCATAGTTCTTCAGCGAAGTCATGGCTCCGCCAGTACCAAAGGCTTTCTCGCCAGCGGCTCCGGCAAAGCCAAGAGCGCCAAATGCTAAAGCTGGGGTCTGTGCCAGTGCTGTGCCGCCGCCTCGCATGAAGTCGCCGGTATCTTCGGTTGGAGCCTTCTCAACTGGCGTAGTTGTTGGAGAAGACTTTATGCCCATCAGATCATTGACGCTGAACATCTCGCTGGGCTTTGCTGTCGCAGTCTCCGATGGAGGTGGTTGACGGACAGCAGATCCCATGAGATCGTCCAAAGAGAAAAGATTGGCCGAGCCAGTCTGTTGCATTGAAGCCGATGATGACGGGGTAGAGATGGCGGTTCTGGGTTTTACGTCCCCGCCGTAAGATCTAGGAAGAACCTCAGTTCTTAGAGCTTCATCTTTTGACAGATAGAGAGAGTCATTTTCTCTGTCGATGTCCTCATCGCCAAATAACGAAAGACCTGTTGCCATTGATTGCCTCTTTAATCAGCAAAGATTTGTACGCCGCCGTAGTCAAAATACGAACGCCCTGTTTTTGGATCAGACTTTCTCGCAGGCAGTTTGCCTGATGCGGCGGCCTTGGCAGCACCAATCAAAATCTGCGGATCAGTTTTTGGATTCAAAGAGGCCAGATTGACTGCGATATTTCTACCAACAGTATCATTTTGGATAGATAGTTTTGTCGCCTCGACATCTGGCCCAACACTCTCCTCTAGCTTGAGAACCCTGTCGGCGTTCGGGAAGCTCTTTGTGATGCTCTCTACCTTGGCCCTGACATCAGCACCTTTGACTTGATCGTCTAGAGCAGCCCTCTGAGCGGAACGAAGATCTCTTGTTGCAAGAGCACCTATGCGCTCGACACCAATCTTCTCTCTCTGGAGAGCAACGTCTTCTTTGCGGTTGGCTGCTGCTGTCGCACGTTCCTCTTCGTAGCGTTTTGTGCTCATGTTTATTTCAAGAGCCTTAACTGGATCTAGCAACTTTAATGAAGCATACAAAGATTGTTGATCCATTGGTCGCATTTGAACAGCACCAGTTTTGTCGTCAACAACAGCTAGGTTATATGTCCCTGTCTTTGGATCTTGCGTGGTTCTTTTTGCGTCGATGCTTTTTCCATCATCAATGAACTGATAAACCTTTTGCAGCGCGGGTACTACCTGCTCAGGAGGGGCGTTAGCCGCAATAAGAGCTGCCGCCTTTTTCCTTTGGAAGTCATACCCCTCCTCTTTGAACTTCTCAATATCTCTGTCCACCATAATGGCTCGACCAAAGTCTCCTTTTGCAATCAGAGACTTTTTCATAGCATTGCCAATTAGCTGGTACTTCAGATTGTCAGCAGCTCGCTGGTCTGCGTATAAGCCCTCACCGCCTGACTTAAAGAGGTTCTCCTCTTCCGGAGTAACCGAGTTTGACTGGGCCTCCGGTGATGGTCTAACCCCAAGTCTTTGCATTTCCGCTTGGCCGTAGCTGCGATCACCCTTCTGTTCGACAGATTGAGTGGCCTGCTGAAGAGCCTGAACTTTCGTTGGATCTGCTAGATCCGCAAAAGCACCACGACCAAACTTCTGATCTTCCATCGCCGAAATAGCTTCTTGCTTTGCAGAGTCCTCAATCTTGGCCTGCTCCTCTTCTCGCTGCGCCCTTGTTTGTTCCAAGGCAAAACGCTGGCGCTCTCTTTCGTCTCGCTCTTCTTCGCGCTTCTGCAAGGCATCCATGCGAGACATCTCTTTGCTGGTCTTGTATCCCTCGACAGCGCCTTTTACAAAGCTACCTAATCCTGTTGCCATCATGCGCTCCTTTTATTCAGTGCTCTGCGTTTTTGAACAACCGCTGGAGTGTGAGTCGCCTTGACCAACTTGTCGAGCTTCTTGACTCCGATTGCTTTTACTGTGTCTGCTGGGATGACGTACTCGCCGTCTGACAGCATGGCTGGGATCTTGTCATCAACAGGCCCACCAGGGCCAGTGACTTTGCCGCCGCGACCAAGGCGCTTAATAGTTCCGCCATCTGCCTTAAACAACTTACCAATAGCCGCAGAGCCGCCCGGAGATCCTGCGTACATACCAGCAATGCCTCCGAGAGCGCCAAACGCATCTGACTGGTTTGCCATCTGTGTGTTGTAGCCCTGCATCCTTGCGTTGAACTCTTGTCCATAAATGTTTCCGGCTGTGCCAAAAGATGAAGAGGCTCCACCCAGCATCTGTCCAGTCTGTCCGTAGGACTTACCCATAAACTCAGAGGGAGCCATGTAGCTTCCTCCCGCAGAAGTTCCTGCGGACACAGCAGTACCCGCCGCCGCAGTAGCATTGGATGCAAGACCGCGACCAAGTGCGGCTGCATCGTACAGACGAGCGCGACCCATCTCCTCAGATGCGATTCTTGATTTAGTAGCTACACCAGCACGAGCCGCTGCCTCGCCTTGACCAAGCTGAGCATTGATTGCTGCAAAGCGAGCAGAGTTAGGATTGATGCCGTACTTCGCCATCGTATCTAATGCCTGCTGGCGCTGAACCTGATAGGCGCTGGCTACGTCAGCCATACCCTGAGAGGCAAGTTCTTCTTGCTTGGCGGCAGTGTTGTAGTCCTCCGCTTCAGCGACAAGCCTCTTCTCTAAAGGGCGAAATGTTTCGCGCTCGTAAGTTGCATACTCTTCTGCACGTTTGGCTGTGTCAGACATGATCTTTTTCTGAGCAGAGGCAATCTCTTTCAGATCATCTTTAAAGTCTGCATACTGCTCTTTAGAGAAATTCAGATACTCCATAGCAGTATCTTTTTGCATCTGACCAATTTCTCTCGACGCTTCTGCTGATGCAATCATTCCGGGGTTTGGATCAGGTGCGGCTGGCGTATCACCGCCAAAATCGAGCTGGCAAACAGATGACCCACATGCGCCATTCTGCTCTCTAAGATAGTCGAGCTTATATTGAGCGATTTGTTTTTTGGTTCCAACTTTCATTTCATTTCCTTCATGAAGTTCTCTAGCTTGTCTTTCTGTGATCGAAGACGAAGTTCAGGGCCTACCTCAGCCGCCCACTCTGGGCCACCTATTGCCGATGCTAAGTACAGAGCAATATCTGCTATTGAATAGCGGATCACATGAGCGATCTGCTTCGCATGGTCGTCGCCTTTTTGAAGCTTGTTGGCTACATGCCAGTTGATTATTCCTGTGCTGATGACAGTAGTTACGTCTAGCTGGTATCTGCGAAATGCAGGGTTCTTCGGAATCTCTACAAGCGCAAGCCAGAATGCTTGGTTAATTTCGTCGTCGCCTACTGGCTTGTCTTTATCTACTAGATTGTCCCAAACATCAACAATCTTTACAACAGACATTACAAGACCAACTGCATCCATGTCTCCGCGCATTGCAAACGTAAGAAACTCTATGTCATTCATTGAAATTCAGCCTTGCAATAATCTCGTTAACTTTTAAAACCGTCTCAGCAAGAGTTGCATCTGTTGGGAGCTTGGTTATTGCTCCCTCACGGATGCCAGTGATGATCTCTATGTTTTCTTTCATTGGCCTGAGTATCGTAGCGATAGAGACATCTTGTATAGATAAAGATGTTGGAATAGCTGGCTTTTTCATAGCTGCGCCAATTCTTTTGCTGTCTCTGCGATCTTGAATGCTCTAAGAGGAACATTGCCGCTGAGTCTGAACTGCCATCTGTCGCTCTTGAATCCAGATGGAAGGCGATATGTTGATCTGTCAGTAATAGATGTTGTTGACACCAACACTCCGTTGCAATAAATCTTTACTTGCAGGCTAAGAGTCGACACGCCGCCGGGGATTTTCTGAAGTATTGATCCACCTAAAACAATTTTGCCAATCTCAACACTACCTAGTGTAGAGAGAAGGTCAACGCCAGATGCAAAAACTGTTTGATTTTCAGCAATGATTGCATCAACTTCATCTTGCAACGCAGAAACTAAAGCAATATCTTCAAAGGCAGCATCTATCTGTATGGCAGAAAAGTTAACTGGTCGTGGGAGTATGTATAACTTAGACATCCAATCATAGGTGAGAAAGTTTAATGCGTCTGTTTCCCATGCGCTAACCACTCCGTTGTATGGAAAGAAAAGCTGCGCCGTGGTTGGATCAATAAATACTGCTGTTGTAAAAATACTTGTTGTAGTCAAGGCTGAGGCGGATTCGTTCCTGTCTAGGATTAAACACTCTTGGACAGCATTTGCTTGATCTTCCCAAAACAGGTAATACGCTCCATCTAATACAGCGCCCAGCATGGTAGCTGGGTATCTAAGTTGCCACTCGTCACGAGTGAACAATCCATTTGTTGTTACCCCAGCAAAGCCCTGAGAGATCTTCACAACCCCGTTGGGTGACGCATACATCACGCCTGTGTCGTCTGAGACGATTGATCTCTTAGAAACACAAGGCTCAAAGAGAGGTATCTTTGCCTGAGACATTGAGGATGGTGTCGATCCGCTGATGATGAATGGATTACCTTTTGTTGCAACAACAACAGATTCTCCGAATGCGCCAAGCCCAACAATAGGGAACTCAACAGTTAATGAGTATTCAACAGGCCATGCGTGAGGAATGTAAGGCTCAGAGAAATATATCTCGTTGCCTCTAAACCCAGCCAATATACCGTTAGCCATTGCCACAATACCCTGAAGGTCTGATGGGGGTGTGTTGTAGCTGGATGACTCAAGAGCGCCACCTAGCTGAGCGGCTGTTGTTGTATCTGAATAAGATGCTGCGCCAATGGCAACATCCGCAACTTTAAGATATATGGTTGTTGACGTACCAGATACAGCTCGATAGATTCTCTTTGTTGTTATGTTGTAGTCGCCAGCAGGAGCTGTTGTTCCAAGACCAGAAACGGTAACAGTTCCACCAGGAAGAACAGATACAACAGATGAAGCAGGAGATGGGGCTGACTCTTCTTCTGTAGTCCCAAATATTGATATATACGTAAACAAATAAACACGACTCTCTGCCGTACCAGATCCTCCGGCAGCAGATACGCTGGGGGCAGATGTTGGCGCAGGCACTCCCATCTCATAGTAATCACCGGGGAATGGTGCTGTGCCAGTTTCCGAGAGAGTTGAGTTTGTTTTCTTTGGGGTTCCGCTACCTGTGTAGTAGATTGGATTTAGGCCAGTATCAAAGATTGGGCTTGGCACAACATTCACATCTGTTGACCACGACAACCACAAATCATCGCCAGCAACATTCTTGTGTTTGTATATTGACTTGACGCTTGAGGCTAAAGACGCAGCCCCTTCGACAACTCCCGGTTTATTCCACGCCCGAAGCTCTCCGCTATACAGTTTTGTATTGATTGCTATGGTGGCCTCATTGTCTTTCAACAAAGCAGGGCCTACCCTCGGCGCAATGCCAGCAAAAGCGGAGATCTTCAGTGCGGCCATTTAAGCAACCAATCCATTCAAGTAAGTCGTCTTACCGGCAACCTTGGTGGCAGTCAACTCCTGCTTCTTCAGATTGTTCGGATCATAACTAACATGTACCCAGCCAGAATCAGGAATGCCCGGAGTGTAGAACTCAAGAATCAACTGCGTATATTCGAGATTATCCATGATCCATTGCGCTAAGTCAGCATTTGCTACACCGGGAATCTCAATATCGGCTGCCATCCCACGGCAATGGTCTGAGGTTTTTGACCCTCCCACTGCTGCATTTGACTCAGGACTGCGGAAGGCTGAGTTCACCTTGACCCCTTTGCCGTAGTGCTCACGGACAGGCTGTAATACTTTTTCGCACAAAAAGCGCAGATTCTCTGTTGCCTCATCGTCTGGGGTGTTGTCGAATCCCATACGCATGGCTGTCTCGGATTTGCACATTTCGTGCAGGCTGAAGTTTGCTGTAAGTTGGGTCATGGTTTACTCCTTAAGGTTTGATAGACGGTGTTGTAGGCATCGATGCAGGCGTTGAGCTGTCGAGTGTTGGCATCTCCTTGGTCGGTGATGGCGACAAGAGATTGAGCAGTCGTTGCGTCAAGTTCGCCTCCTGTTTGAACGCTATCTCCGGCGGGAGGGGTGGGATCTCCGGCGGTTTGTACGGGGCAGACGGGGCTTTTGACAGGAATCCGCAGCTTGAGACTGCCAGAGGCAATAGCAGCATCACGCTCCTTTGCAGCAATTTTTGCATCGTAGTTGGCCTTTTGAAGTTTGGTTGCTTGGGTGGTCACAGCAGAGATGAGAGCCTGCTCTTTTGCCCTTGCTTGGGCATTAAGCTCGGCAATCTCTAACTGCTGTCTTGTAACCTCATCATGCTGGCCCTTGTAGTACCCACTGCCAGCGGCAGAAAGAATAGCAAGCAAGATTCCCAGCATGACGTAGGGATTGAATATGCTCATGGCTTTGGGGGTTCGTCGTTATCTGTTGCCTCTGCCGTAGCAATAGCCTTAGCAGTTGCAGAAACAGCAGTGCGACCAGCAACGCCGCCAAGAACACCAGTGATGAACACCATGATGGTATTAATCTGTTGGGTGTACACCTTGTCTATCGCAGCCATACCGCTCATGGGTTGGGTTACAAATGAGACAGAGTACAGAAACATAGCGACAGATCCCAGAAGGATCATGGTCAACGAAAAGATTACGATGGCCCAGATCCTGACTTCAATTTCTTCAGGAGTCAGGCGGTTGTTAGGTTTGTATCCAATGGTTGGCATTATTTTTTCTCCGGTTCAGATTTAGTGAGTTGCTCAGGACAAGTACCAGTAGCGGTACAGATTGGCGGTTTACATTCAGTATTCTGCCAATTCTGTGGGTCTTGGCAAGGATAGCGGAATCTGTCCTCACAACCAACCAACAGAACCAACAGGACTGATAAGCCCCAAATACAGTAAATGTTCATTTTTGTTTCTCCCTTTCTTTCTGTTCAATCTGTCTTCTCATTTTCTCAACCTTCTCGACTTGCTGCTTTACTTCGTGCTTTGCCTCAAGGGTCTCAAGCAACAGCATAGCCATGATTGGCAACAGTAATGCGACAAGAACACAAGCAGCAATCCATCCCACTACGCTCTCCCAGTCTTGGTCACGAACACGATTAGCATCCACAGATACAGGAGGCAAAGGAAAGCTACCAACAGATATGCCTGTTTTTCTTGTAGGAGGCGCTCTTTTTCCTTTCGTTGCCATGCTTCTGCGTCCCGCCTTTTTCTTGCCTTCTCTTGCTCTGCCGCAATAATGTCCTTCATGCTGAAAACTTCGCTATACAGAGCACCCATTTCAGGAGGAGACTGATAGACCATGCACTCTCGGATCTGGACTACAAGTCTTTCCATCTCCTGTTGAGCCAAGACTCTGTTCAGAGCTTCTTCCATTATGTTCACATCGTCAGCAAAGACTACTGTCCTTGACTTCTCTTCGGAATCTCTAATGTGGGCTTCAAGTTGTTCTTGTAGTTTAAAGAACTCAGTAAGGTTCTTAACGATGTCTGCTTTGACTTGAGTCTCATCAACAGCAACATACTCAGACTTTTTACTCTTTGCAACAGATTTTAAAGAATCTGTCTTAGTGGTTCCGCTAAATAGATTTTTCAGCGTACCCCAGATTCCATGTACTTCCTTGCCAATGGCTACTACTTCATTGGCTGTATTCCTAATCTCTACGAATGACTCTTTGGCCTGCTTATAAAGATCACACCCCGCTTGTATATTTTTTACAAGGCCAGCGGCAAGAAGACAGATTGAGATTGGATCAATTTTATATTCCTAGTAATTTTTTTACTATGTCGGCGGCTACACCTGGGCCAAAAAGAATTGCTACGATGACAATATAGAGTTGTATTTCTATATTCCTCATGCGAGTTTTACCCGCATCAAGCTTATCCTCTATGCTCTTGTACCTTTGAGAGCAGACAGCCTCATGCACAGCAAGCTTTGTTTCTGTTGATTTTTCCATAATTAATTTTAAAAGCTAGTTATGATTACTCTTCCAGACCCGCCAGCAGACCTGGTTGGGCCTCCCGCCCCACCCGCACCTACCGTAACTGTAATTCCGTTATTTAAGTAACTCAATGGAATTGTAACTTCTGCATAGTTACCCCCTTTAGCTCCAGCAACGCCAAGACTACTAGCACCGCCACCGCCACCGCCAGGTGCGCTACCTGCTGTTCCAGGCCCTCCACCATTGCCACCAAATTGACTTGTACCGCCAACTCCGCCTGCGCCTCCTGAACCACCACCCCCGCCAAATATTGAACTTTCTCCACTTGTATTAGTACCACCGGCAGCTCCACCGCCAAAGGTAGTACCCGTGCTAACAGTATTTGCGAAAGGACTTACGGTAGATGAGTTTATATAAGTGGTATTTAAGGGAACAGAAGAAGTGCCTCCGTTTCCTGCTGTTTCACCATCTCCTCCATTCCACATTTGAATATATGCCATGTTTTGACCACCAGTGGGCTTAGTCCATGTTCCGGAAGAGGTAAATACTTGTACGTTGGTTGCAATACCTGAAGAAGTACCTGTTCCCCCATTTGCTACCGCAACTGTTCCGCTTACGCTCCCTGCTGATGTAGCTGATGTAGCAGTGGCGGCATTACCTGTAATGTTTATGCCCCATGTACCGCTTGCCCCAGTACCAGTTGGTGAAGGGACATTAGTGCCAATTACAGAGCCAATTGCTGATCTTGCCGCAGCAGCGTCTGCCGCAATAAATACAGCATCACCTACAGTTGTTGAACCCAAGCTCGTTCTTGTAGAAGAAGCTGTAGCAGTGTTGAACACAGGAGTTCCGCTAAATGTGGGGTTGCCTGAGAAGGTCGGGTTGCCAGAAAGTGTTGGGCTGCCGGTATAGGTTCCGGACATAGACCCGCCACCACTCAACGCAACAGTTCCACTAAATGTCTTGTTGCCTGATATGGTTTGAGTGCCATCGAGTTGAACAAAATTCTCAAGGGCTGTTGAAATCAACCGAAGTTCAACCTTGTCACCTGCCGTATATGCGCGAGCAGACGACCCTCCCTGCGCCCTAACAATAGTGAACGTGTCAGATGAGCGAGTGGTGACTTTGACAAACTCTATCTGGTTGCTTGAGTTGACAAGAGCAACGTAGAAGAATCCGCTTGTTGTTGCCGGGAACAGAGCGCCTGTTCCTGAAGCAACAGTCAACGACAGATCTCCGATGAGGATTGAAGATCCTAGCGTTGTGGTTGCATTGTTTGTAAATAAGACTGGCATTGCGCCTCCTCTTTCATTTTTATTTAGATTGAATTAAATTTCGTTTAAGGTGATTCTCTAGACAAGCGCCTATCAAACCATCTTGCTGAGAGATATGGTAGCCACGCTGTCCATACGCCATGAAATGTGGGTAAGACCATCTAAAAACACCGTTGCGTGAAAACATAATTTTGTAAGCATTGATCCATGTGGACAATTTAAAAAAGCCACCCATGCGCCAAACATTGCTGGTTGTCTGCCGAACAAGCTCAATTAAATTTAAGATATACATGGCTCGCATCCATTTAATGCGCCATTCTTCTGAACCGTCCAAGTCCCTGTACAAATCTATTGCAACTTTTCTATGGTTTATTTCTTCTACAGCGTGCCACACCCAAAGTTTTTTGGTTGCAGGATCAGCGTTATCAAGTATGTGTTGGTTTTGCAAAACCCAACAAGCTAAAATTGTTGTCAGATGCTCTATTGCGGCAGTAGAGGCAACGTAGTGCCTAGAGTTTTTTCCCTTTATTCTTGCAACACGCCTTGCTGTCCTAGTCGACCAATTGTTTACAAATCCATATGTATCAATGTTTTTTTGATTGTGAATTACATGCGCCCTACTGTGATTCATTTCTTCTTTACAAAATCTATCAATTTCAGATTTCCACTTTTCTTTTAACTGTGGCGAAAGATCGGCAAATCCCCTTTGTAACGAGTCAATAAAAAAATCTTCACCGCCTGGAAAACTCATTGACAACGCACACATGATAGCCGTTACAAATGAATCAGGCTTACCCCACTCAACTGGTTTGCCATTGTTGAACAGTTCAATTTGCATGTGTTCAAATGTTTGGAGAAATGGTTATTGGATCGACTATTTGCTCTGCAACCCAAGTTGTATGACCATGCTCATTTGAAAATTCTCGGCAAACAGAAATCTTGTGCGTTTCTAAAATTTGCTTTGAAATTTCTGCTATAGCGGCTTTTGCCAATTCTTCTGTTTCGCAATACGTGTGTAATCCAGTCAACGGATTAAAAACTTGATACTTGCCCATTGTGAACACCTTTCCTGTGTAACGTACAAATTTTTCTGTTTCTCTTTGTTTTAGATACCAAGCAGTATCTTTCATTAGATTGTTTTTTATACAATATTCAAGACACACGGCTTCAGTTTTACCCCACATATTTCCAACAGTGTGGTAATGGTCATCAGGTGATCCATCTTCATTTGCTGGATCGTAATTTTTTTGATTTGGCCTGTCAAAACTAAGCCCGCAAGAACCAAGATGCAAAAGAAGCTCTTTGGTCATTAGCACTTCGCCTTGTGCATTTACTCTTTCCGTCATGATACTGCTCCATAAACTCTTGTTGTGTTTCCGCTTACCCACGTAACAGAAAAACCATTTAGCGCAACAGCTTTTCCTCCTGCGCCGCTTGTGTAGCCAAAGCCTTTAAAGCCACCTGATGCTCCCCAGCCACCACCACCAGCGCCCCCATCTTGGCCTCCAGCGTCTCCGGTAGCGTTTGCAGAACCTCCAGCACCGCCGGTAAATAAAGTTCCTACTCCCCCTGCACCACCCGATCCTGGCAAAATTCGTCCACCGGCTCCGCCTGATCCACCAAATCCACCCTTACCACTGTCCAGTCCACCGCCACCACCGCCAGCGCCTCCGCCAAAACCCGACGATGTTGTAGTAACATTAGTGCCATTGGCTCCAGTTGCGCCAGGGCCACCTCCAGTGGCGTTGTAAGCACTATAGTTTGGAGGATTACCACCAAAACCACCACCAGCGCCACCGCCACCGCCGCCTTGCTGACCAGCAATACCACCTACAGATCCACCACCACCACCGCCAGCAATATAAGCGCCGCCATTTGTGTTGTTTATGGTTGCAGACATGCTTAGACTTAATGCGGTGCTGCCATTTGAACCCGCTTGAGGGCCACCCGCTACCGTTGTGTTTTGACCACCGCGACCACCGCCACCAAGAATAAATCCATTATTGACAATAGTTAATGTGTCACCAGTTGTGCCGCCCGAAAGTGTTAACCCAACTCCTGGCACAGCCGATGTGTTACTTGTACTTGCATAAACATAAACACCTGAACCAATAGTTACCGTTATATCTGATTTACCAGCGATATATCCACCAATAGCGGATAAGTTTAAAGAAGCATCTGCGGTGTTTGATGAATATGTAAATGAAATAGCAACTCTATTTGCTTTTCCGTAAAGCGAACTCATGCTCCAAGCTGTTCCACTGCCACCAACACCAGCAAGAGTACGCACGTTGGCTTGATCCATTGTGATTGTTGATGTCAATCCCAAACCAAGTTCTTGAGCAACACTAACAGGGCTGGATGTACCGCCCATGTTCAATGGCCCACTTGCTGGCATTACCATTATTTAGACTCCAATGCCTTCAATCTTGCTTCAAGATCTACAACACGTTGTGCAAGTTTTACACAAGCTACCAAGGCGGCGTTTCCGTATGCCACAGACAGGTTGCCATTTTCATCTTCTAAAACTGCGTGTTCCATGATTGGTCGTAATGCTTGTGCTGATACACCGACTTGTGTAATCTCTTCATCAATACGATCATATATTCCGTGTTTTACAGTGGCAAGTTGCTCAACAAAATTAGGTTGCAAGTCGCGCCAATTTTTCTTTTTGCGTTCATCCGAATAGGCTGTGACGTTGGCGGTGGCGGTGACGTTGCCGGAACCATCCCATTGGATTAGCCATGTGCTATCTGCTTTGTTGTAGATGCCACCATAGCCATCGGAAGATCGAGCCATCAACGTATTACAGTTTGTGCCAGCAGTATCTTTAAAGTTTAAACCCGCCCAACTTCCCTTTTCTCCCCTTATAGTCATCGCCCCATAAGTTGCACTTGAGCCACCTGTTGCTGTAAATGTCGTTCCCGACATTGCAATGGTAGTTGCACTTACTGTACCGCCTGATTGGTTTGTTGCTGTTGTAGCAGTAGCCGCATTACCAGTACAAGAGCCTGATGATCCTGTGACGTTGCCGGTAACATTACCTGTTAAGTTTCCAGCAAACGCTGTGGCTGTGAGCAGTCCAGTGCTTGGGTTAAATGAAAGCTTAGTGCTGGAAGTCCTGACCGAGGAGAATGAACCTGAGTTTGATGTAGACAGTGCTGGGTAATACGTGGCATTGGTTGTCGTATCGTCGGTGATATTTGACCCTGCACTAGCCCATGCAAATGCTGATCCATCCCACTTCAGAAACGTATCAGTTGTTGTTGGCGCAACTGCAAATGCAGATGCCCCAGATCCTGTTTGATAAGCAATACGATTGGCTCCACCACCAGCAAGATTTGTTGCTGTTGTCGCCGTATCTGCATTACCCACCAATGCCGCTGTAATTGTTCCTGCGGTGAAGTTGCCGCTCGCATCTCTCTGAACGATTGCCAGAGCCGTGTTTGCGTTTGTCGAACTTGTCCATGTCGGAACAGATGCGCCGCCAGATGTAAGAACTTGTCCAGCAGTGCCAGCGACAGAGAAATCAAAAGAGTCTGCTGTTCCGTAAGCAATACCACCAGCAACTGGGGCTGAGGGTATCAGACTCTTCTTAACAGCAGAAGCAACTCCAGATCGAGCATCTGATGTGGACAGATACTGTGGGTGGTCATCATCTGTTAACCCAGACAAGTTCCCATGATCTGTGACAAGAGCCGCAGCCACTCCAACAGAAGAGATACTTCTGATGTCCGTGATGCCCCTTAATCTTGCGTGGGGAGTATTTGAATAGGGGCTGTTAGACTGGAATATAAGCTTGTACAGCGGCCTGAACTCAACAGATGGGAATCCTGGCAAGTCCAAATCCTCAAACACGGCAGCTTCTGCATTGTTTAGCGTGGACAGATTTGATTGGCTGATTACTCCAACTACCGGATAGTTAAGGTTGTTGGTTGCAAGAATCCATGTACACGTGAAGTCTGTATTGGCTACATCAACAAGAGTCCAAACACCGCCAATAAACAGGTTGTACTGTGGCCTAGCTGTTCCCTGCTTAACGGGATAGTCGGTTGGAGATGTGATTCTCCACTCACTTCCTTCAAGATACAGAATTGGTATGCGAGCTGGGCTGTTGAGATCTTGCTCAAATGTATTTGCTGTTGGAGTGTTGGACGAAACAATGTCAATCTGCATGTCCTCGTCAAAGAACGTGCCGCCTTCTATCGTTATCTGTGCATCTGCATCTGCACTTCCGTCCCCAGACAAGGTGTATCCACTGGCTGCAAATCCATTTGCTATTGCTGCGCCGCGAGTTCTGTGAAGGTACTCGTGTGTTTGCCAGTCAAGAGTAACACCATGACGTTCATCGGCAAAGTAAACAGCCTCGTTGTTTGTTGCGTTCCAATAAACATAAGATGTTGGCGCATCTTCATCCCACGTGAAGAATGACATCTTTGTTGACAACACGCCAGACGAGCTGAAGTAAATGTAATGAAGGCCAGCAGTGTCTGGAATAACAACTGTCTGTGCTGTTGTGTAGGTGTACTTCTCGCCCTTACACCAGACAACAAAGTTCGCGCCAACAGGGGTAATCGTGAATGTGCGTGTACCCGCATCAAACGAAATCGTTGACTGTGTTTTATCGGCATGGCCCATAGGCTCGCCCATGACAGTCTGCGACTCATTGAGACTGGTTAGGTTGGCATCCATCTCCGCATTGGTTAGCGGAGAACCCTTGCCCGAGCGAGTTGTAATTGCGGCCATGTGATTAGCTTACGGTTACAGTCCAAGTGACAGACATTGCATCGTCTGAACCCTTATTGACAACAGAGAAGACGGTTCGACAAAGCATTGTTCCGCCAGTGCTGTTATTCAAAATGCCAGCCTCTGTTACCGCGCCAGTGCCAGTGCCAGCAGGGAATGAAGCTGTGTAGGTAACAACAGCGCCGGAAGATGCTGCACTTGCAAGAGCCACACGACCAAGCTGGCTTTCCATGCCTGTATCGCCAATCGCAGCCGCAGTGGTTCCAGATCCAATAGCCATGTGACTCATCGCAACAGGACTGTTGGTGGTTGTCTTCAGCATACTTGAAGCAATAAATTCCTTGCCTGCTGTCAGGACAAGGTTTTTGACGCTACGAGTATCTTTGACAAACCCATGCTTGTCAGTGACCACAATGTCAACATGACCCGTAATTTTGATTTCTTCATTAACCATGATTAACCTCGTTTAAAAAACATAACCTACACCAACGTAGTCTTCAGCAAAATACGTTAAGTCAACATAGTCTTGCTGCACCAAAATGCCCGAGTCACTTGTGGAAACAGAATCTGTTCTTGTTTTTGTGAATCCTCGAATGCTTGCATCCGAAGCAGTGACAATGTTTTGAACAGCGTGAGCAAATGCAAATGTTATTCCGTCAGTGGCTTCCGATGAGTCGTTCATCGCAAACCCATCTTGGAATTGCTTAGAGAAGCTTTTGGCAATTACATCTTCTGGCGTGACATACTCGTATACAAATTTTTCAAATACCTTTGCAAATACGTCATCAACTCCCTGAGTTTCCGCAAAGCTTCTAATTAGAATCAAAGTCCTTGTTAGGCTATCCAGCAACGTCACCGTATCAGATAGTGGTTTTTCAAAAGACTCAAATACGTAATCGGTAATCAGTGCGCTGTCTGCTAATGACTTAGAAAAAGAAAAAGCCTTACCATCAGACACTACAGCGGAGTCTGTTATGAAGGCAAACCTTCCTGTGCTATCTAGGCTGGCAAGAACCTGCAAATAAATATATGATATTTCTGAAACTGGTATTGATCTCGATACATCAACAACTGGATCTACAACAGACACGGCTGCACGAAGCTTAACGTCTGTTGACGAGACGGTTATTTTTGTAACCGCGACCGTAACCATTAGAAGTCCTCGCGGATCTTAAATTTCAAAAGATCGTAGACGGTTTGAATCTGCCCATCGCTGAACGTGATTTCAATCTCACCCTCATAATCTCCTGCGTCACCTGTCAGCATTGCTGGAGCGGAGGCTGGGTAGAAGGCGACTTGTCCAGCAGAGCCAGATGTCACCGTTCCCGTTACGGTAGCTTGGAGAGTCGTGCTTCCGACTGGGCGGAATTTCAAAACGACAGTGGCTCCAGTGATGTTGACCGCATCTCCTGTGGTCTCATCGGTGATCGTGCAGACAATGGCTGGACGAGTGTCGCCTTGAACAAGTTTAATTTTGTCTGTCATGGCTTCCTCAACTGGACTTGTAAAGTAGATCGCACATTGCCGCGCAAGGCTCTCTGTCTAGCGTCATTCAATCCTGTCATGTAGCGAACCTGATTAAAGTTTGCTGCCTCGTTGTTTGAATAAGGCTTTCCAGGTGTCAGCATCAGCCTTGCCTTTGCGCCAAACCCAAGAGTCTCGCCCCAGATCTCAAACAAAAAATCAGCAACCTCTGTCACTGTTCGCAGGGGAACGAGAGCCACCCTCATTGTAAGGGCGCTTGTGTACTTTTGATCCGGAATTGGCAGAATTGTGAAGGTGTCCACATCCTTCTGGGTATATCCGGCGGGTGGGCCACTGCTGGGGTTGTAGCCAGTTATGTTGGTTCGATAGGCATCCGGCACACCAATACCATCAGGAGCCAAAGCCTCAAGCTCCTGCCCCAGATACCAAACCTTCATGATCTTCTGAATACGGTAGTTTTTGGGAGGCTCCAGATCGTAATCTGTTATCCCTTCCAAGACGGTGATCGCGTCCATTGTGTCCTGATGGATCAGGCTCTTCTCGCAGAACTCAATGATTGTGTTGCGTAGAGCGCGGATAGCCATGTCTGACGGGCATCCGGGTACATCGGGAAGGATCTCTGGCAGGAATGATTCGAGTGTCTTCATGTGATTCCCAGCAGTGCAGACTTAAATTTTTGGTACAGGGTGGCAGACCGACCGTCCACAGCAAACTCATCATCCCGCAACTCGGCGCGGTGGACAACGTAATCGACCATTGCAAGAAGGTAGTCGTCAGAGATTGGGATCGTGGAAGCAGCCGTATAGCTTGCGAAAGACGTAGTTAGGTTTGACAGAAACAGATCTGGCCTGACTCGACGAGCCTCGATAAGAGCCGAGCGAGCGTAGCTCATCAACTGGGTCTCCGTATAGCGAGGGATTGGGTTCAACTCAGTGGTTTCGTCATTGAGGAGAACTCGCGCATCGTCCATTACATTTTGAAATGTTGCCATTTATACTACCAAAGTACCTTTCTAGCCCAGTGATTTGCACTGAACACATCATCCTTGGTGGGCTGACCGCTTTTATTTTTGATGCCTGCTGATCGCGCAAGGTAGTTCTTGCGGCGCTCAGGGTCTTTGTGTTGGGTGAAGTCTTCCATCCCGCGCAGACCAAAGCGAACAAGCTTCACTTCTTCGCCTTTCTTGGCAAGAACGACCTTCTTTTGCTTTGCGCCAGCAGGGGCATTCTTTGGCTTGTTGAAGCCATCAAACTCTTGTCCGCGATAGACGAGCTTGCCACCTTCGCGCTTTATGTCCTTTGCCTTCATGCGGCCTCTTTAAACAGTTTGATGGTGATCTCGTCCTGCACGGAAACCTCGTCGTCAGTTGGCTTCTTTGGCTTTGGCTCGTCTACGACCACCTCGTACCCCAGCTCCAGCAGCTTCTCGTCGTAGACCACTATCCTGCCCGTGCGCTTGTTTCTCATGAACATGTGATTCTCCCAACTGGAATACTGATTCTGGCCTGATTGACTGCAAAGACTCGCAGTTTTTTGAGCATCGCTCGTCCCAACCTCGATCTCGCTGCCAATAGCATCCAGTGCATGGCATGTCGGAGCTTATCCCAACGATAGATTCTCCGCAATCAAAAACAAAGTTTTTGTTGGTCGGGCCAAGAACAACAACTGCTGGCGTTCCGAGCATTCCGGCCACATGAACCATGCCACTGTCATTGCCGTACAGGATTGTCGCACTGCCGATCAACTCAATCACTTCCTTGATTGGCATATCCCAAAGAAATCTGTCCGCAGGAAGCTTCTCGACAAGCTCTCTACCCCTGCCGGAGCCTATGACCACCACTGAATAACCAGATTCTGTCAACAGATTCGACAGATCTGTCCATTTTTCTGCATTCCACGACCGGACTGACCAAACACTGAGGGGGGCGATGACCGCCAACTTCTTAATTTTGGGGTACTCGACCACATTTGCTGGCCTCTTGGCCGTGCAGTCAGGGATCTCGTAATAACGCTGGAGGCTTTTGATGTACCAGTTTGGCCTTGATCCGCCGACAACACCAGATTTAAGCTGTCCGCCGTAATCAAGATTTGCATTTGCGAAGAGATCTGACTCCTGACAAACACTGACATTAGGATGCGAAACAGCAGAGAGCCAGTCGACATGTCTGGTATGGAACGTGACATTAAAACCTTGATCTGCTATCCCGCAAGCCGCATACATTCCGCAAACAGCATCTCCGATACCCAACGCAGAGTTGTAGAACGTGATGTCCTTCGTCTTCTTTGGCGGGTCTCGTGGATCGTCCTCATACTCTACGAAGTATCCAAACTCAAATAAGGATCTATCGTAAGCATGAAGCTTGCTGGTTTGTATATTGCGGATGTATCGCATAAAAAGGGAGGAGGCCGAAGCCTCCCCCAATTCCTCGGCAACTGCTTAGGCTTTGGAAACCAGTGCATTGACCAAAGCTTCGGGCTTGGTCACTTTGTAGCCGTAGACATTCAAACCACGAACGATGTTACCGAATGTGGATTGAGCGCGGATGGTCTCGACGTTTGCCATTTGTGAAGCAAAGGAGATTGCGTCACGTGTACCGGCAAGGATGTTCCAACCAGCAACGTCAGCAGCAGTACCTGTACCGCCGGTGGCTGAGTCGGAACCCAAGTCGGTGGCTGTAGGCAGGCTGTTGGAGACGTACAGGGTGAAGCGGTCGATCATACCCAACTTACCATTACGCAAGGGAGACTGGCTGTCGCCGGTCAAGTACGCTTGCTTCAGGTCAGAGTTCTTAATCATTGCAGCCATCCAAGAAGGAATGACCAACCAACGACCAGTCTCGGGGACGTTCTGCTCATCCAACACCTGACCCATGTCCAAAATCAAGTCCAACACGTTGGTCTTGCTAATAGCACGGGTAGCGTAGGTAGCGCCCAAGTTGATGTTGCCAGAAAGAGCACCGGCTGCTGCGCCTTTGTTTGCTGCGGCTGCGCCTGCTTTCACACCATTCAACACATCAGTGTCGATAGTGATCTTCATTTGCTCGCTGGCATCGTTGGTGAACATGTCCATCAACTTAACGTCTGCTTGAACGGCATCAACGTCATCCAACACTACGGAGAAGTATTGACCTTGGTCAATGTTCAACTCTAAAGGAGTGGATGTGGGGACTTCGTTCGTCAG